TTATATTGCAATAATTATTCATCAATTTCTTCTTATAAAAAATTGATGAATAATTACAACACTATAGTAATAATAGTATAAACGAGACTCGTATAATCTCTAAAACACACTAGGACAAAAAGGTAAGAATGGGTATTCGCATGTTGAACAAGTTTCTTCAGGACAAGTGCAAAACATCTATATCAAGTATCAATTTGTCCGAGTTATCAGGTAAAAAAATAGCGGTTGACATAAGTATATATCTATACAAATTTCTTAGTGAAAATGTGTTGCTCGAAAACTTGTATTTAATGATTTCCATTTTTAGAGAACATAATATAATACCCATTTTCGTATTTGACGGCAAACCTCCGGTTGAAAAAAATGATACAATAGAGTTTAGAAAAAAAACAAAGAAAAATGCGCGCGAAGAGTACTACAGATTGAAACAAATATTAGACGATATTGCGTCTGATAACGACACTAACAACAATGATAATAGTACCACTACTGTAGAGTTGGACGAAGAGACGACAGTTAATATTCCATCAAAAAGTGAAGATATTCGGATCATGATGGACAAGCTAAAAAAAAAATTTGTTATTCTTAAATCGGAACATATCCAGAATGCAAAAACATTGTTACAAGCCTACGGTATGACGTATATTGAGTCTCCTGGAGAAGCTGACATGTTATGTGCAAAGCTTGTTTCAAAAAATATAGTGTACGCATGTCTTAGCGAAGATACCGATATGTTTGTTTATGGGTGTTCTCGTGTGATTCGGTATCTAAGTTTGACATCTTGGACGGCTATTTTATACGACTTTCATGGTATTATAACAACACTAGATATGTCCCTATATGAATTTAGACAACTCTGCATTATGTATGGATGTGACTATTTACCAAAAAATGAAAAACAACATTATAAACATATGACAATATTTAACTCATATAAGATGTTTAAAAATTATAAGGAATATTATAACAATATTAGTACAGAATGTAATACCGTCGATGGTGTCGACGACAAGCTTGACTTTTATAAGTGGTTGATGTTGCAAAATAACAACATGTGTTCGTATATAAATGAAGCTTCTAAAATTATAGACTTATTTGATATATCGCACTACGATAACTTGGAACTGTACGATAATGTTAAAATAATGAATGGTCCTATTGACCGGAAAAGACTAATTGAAGTCATGGAAAAAGAACACTTTATATTTATTAGTTAGTTAACTTATTATATAGGAATGAATATACTTTTTTATAAGTTGTAATTTGTAATTTGTAATTTGTAAAAAATGACATAGGATGTATGTCATTTTTTTATTTGTTTTTGTTTTTGTTTACTTTTACTTTTGTTTTGTTTACTTTTGTTTTGTTTACTTTTGTTTTGGTTACTTTTGTTTTGGTTACTTTTGTTTTGGTTACTTTTGTTTGTTTTATTTGTTTTTGTTTTGTCAAAAATTAACAGCGCGTATTTTAAGAAGATGCGGCGGCAACAGCGACAGCAGGAGTAGCCTTAGCAAAATGAGGAGACATGTACTTCTGAAGGTTAAAGTAGGTAAGCTCCTCATCCTTCTTCAACTGAAGAAGAGCACGAAGCTTGGTGTCAGGATTAATCTTACGACCGTTCTCTTTGTCTTGAAGACTATGAGTCCTAATGTAAGCATTAATCTCGCGAGTCACCTCAGTACGAGCCCACTCAGTACCGACAGGCTTTCCAAGAAAGTTGGCCAACTCCTTGGAGATCAAGGTAGGCTTCACGAAACCAGAAGGAGCACGGTTTCCAGACTTGCGCTTACGCTTGGAAATCTTCTGAGCAGCACGCATCTCTCGCGCAACATGGCGCTCCAAAGTACGGAAGTCACTACGAAGAGTAGAGAGACCGGAACTCAACGTCTGGAGCTTGGAACCAAACTCGCCAAACAAAGAAGAGAGTGAGGATACCTCAATAGCAGGACCCTCGGTGTGAGCATCAACAGAAACAGCAGGTACAGGAGTTGATGCTACGGGAGCATCGGTCTTGGGAGTTTTGGTAGCCTTTGAGGTCTTGGAAGCGGGAGCGGTCTCCTTAACAGGAGCAGTAACGGGAGCAGGAGCAGGTGCCGAAGCAGTGGAAGGAGTTTTCTTAGCCATCTTGTAGTTGGTATACATTACTATGTGAGGTCTTTTTAAGTATTTTTAGATAATATATATTATATTGTTAATATGTCTCAAAAAATGTCTTCTATTATCGTCTAAAATTAATTAATATAGAATGCGTTTTTTTTTACGTTGATAATATTAAGGAATATATACAACAGCATCGTACAACCACGGCATAGCATCTCGCGCAGGCTGACTAACTAACGTAAGAGCAGACAACACATAAAATGTTCCTAGCATTTTATTATCAATATCTACTGCCGACTTTACAAGATTTTCTATTATTTGTACATTATACTTTACAACTGTTTCATTGGAGAGATTGTTCAGTGTAGTATTGTTCACTATATTCGTAAAATAAGGAGTTCCTAAAAATGGACTACCATGCGGTGGACATATTTCCTGCTTCTTCGCCACCGTCAATAATGCTCTGTAATTCCATATATCTACCAACTCCCTCGCAAATCTTATGTGCAAATTTCTCGGAAGATCTATAAACCACTCAGAATTTGCATAGTTACCATACGAATTCATCGTCTGAAATAAATCCAATATTTTTAACTCCATCCTTTTAGCAGGATCCATTACCTCGTTCTTTAACTCTATCTCTATCGGAATTTTTAGCACCTTGGACAATCTTATCATATTTAATACATTTACTTTTACTTTATTATCAAATTCATTTCTATTATACGGATTCTTCGCTCTCGTTCCTTCCTTCTGTATTAAATTATGCAAAGAAACAATATTAAACCCATACACAAAGTCATCCTCGTCGCGATAACTATAAAACTGTGTCGTAGGTATTTCCACCATATCATCCATAGTAAAAAAATCCGTATCATTCGTGCATATCTTACGGTCCATCAGCGCAGGGCCTTGCATCTTGTGCAACTTTCTACATAAAAATCCTCTAAACACTTTTTGTATCTTTAAAGGACCAATCGAATTTTTACAATATTCGTATATCCTCTTTGTCAAATCATCCTTGTTACCACCTTTCGATATCTTATACCTTGTACACAGCTTCTTTAATTCATCCATTTTATATTTTACCACTAATAACGTACTATAATTATGAATAGATAACTCCTCACATTTTTTTACTGCTTTCCCCTTTTTTACATTATTTCGTTCTTCGCACTTACTAGACTCTTTTTCAGATTTTGAATTTAGCCCTGTATTCATTTTAGAATTTGATTTTATCATTTTCTCACGCTTCTCATTCTTCTCTACCTTTTTATCTACTATACTATTCATAATGCTCGCTATCTCCGTCAAGCTACTCGCTACAGTATCCTGATAATTCACTGATACAATTATTTCGTTTACATCATTTATATCGCCTCCAATAACAATTGACATTTTATTTTATACGTACACTTGTCTATATTTCTTATATATTAACAATATTTTTTTAATATCTTATCGTACAATACATTACTATAGTTATAATAAAATATATTACTATTTTTACACCCTATTACCATGATAAATAGTAGTGGACATTTTTACATATAAAACACTATGTTTTATGTACTATTCTTAAATAGCACAAAAATAATATTTTATACAAGGAGTTTGGATTTTTGAATTATCATTTATAACTGCGCCGAATTTCCCAAAACAGAAAATTGAAGACACTATAAACATTAATATTATATAGCACGAACAATCAGTTACAAAGCCAATCAACAAACCAACAATACAATGTCCACTCAATCCGCAACCGCACCCAACAAATCGTCCAAGCCTTCCGCTCCAAAGGAGATTCTTTCGGGCGAGACTTTTAATCCCGACAGAGACATCAAATATTCCAAGCCCAAGGTTAATGCCTCTGGTGGTAAGAGTGTCGGAATTCTCAATGCTACAACCAACGGAGCAACATATCTGTCCACTCCTCTCATGATGACGTGGGGTGTTTCAGCATTCGAAGACAAGAAAACCGGCGAAAAGTCGTACAGCATGTCGCTGCAGTTTCCGGGCGAGGAGTACAATACCGCCGCGATCACCAAGTTCCGCGCAAATATCGTGAAGTTTGAGCAAAAAATCAAAGCAGATGCCCTCGCAAACCAGAAGGAATGGTTCGGCAAGTCGACCATGACCAAAGACCACATCGACATGTTCTGGACTCCCATTCTCAAGTTCGCCAAGGGTGAAAACGGAGAACCCGACCATAACAAGAACCCTACCCTCAACGTCAAGATGCCCATCTGGGAGGGCGTATGGAACGTCGAGCTGTTTGACCCTCAGTCTCGCAAAATCTTCCCCGACGCCACAAACGACCATGTCACTCCCGTTGACCTTATCGCAAAGGGTTCGCATGTTGCTGTTGTTCTTCAGTGTGGAGGTGTGTGGTTCGCTGGTGGTAAGTTCGGTGTTACCTGGAAGCTGTTTCAAGCCGTCGTCAAACCCAAGACAACTCTTCGCGGCAAGTGTCACATCCAGCTTTCGGGCGATGACAAGAAGATCGTAGAGACGCAGGAACTCGACACTGTAAGCGATGATGACATTCCTGTTACTCAGACCGAGGATTCCGACAATGAAGAACAAGAGTATGATGATTGTGACGACACGCCATCTGCTACCCCTCCTGCTCCTGCGCCCGCACCTGCGCCTGCCCCTGCACCTGCTGCTACTCCTGCATCCGATGAGTCGAGTACCGGCGGTGGCGTCAAGAAGATTGTCAAGAAGGTTGTGAAGAAGTAAAAAACAATACTTACAATTGCATACAGGTTATAAAAGACAGTAAGTAATATCTAATCTCTCGGTGGTTAAAATAAATATACAGGTAAGTGAATACGAATATAAAATGTAATAATTTTAAATAACTATTGCTAACACATTTTGATATGCAGGTACCATATTTTTTTATGTGAATTTGACTACATAATCAAACTCAAATAAAATTAAAATTATGATTAAAATTATTATTACAATTATTATTACAATTATGATTAAAATTATTATTACAATTATTATTACAATTATGATTAAAATTATTATTACAATTATGATTAAAATTAAGCTTTATAATGCGTTTTTGCATACTCGGAATATTTTTTACCAAATGTGGTTTGTAACAATAAAATATAACTTTTAATAACTTCGTTGTAAGAAACATTATTTTTTTCGACCATACTCAATAATTCTGTAAAACCTTTTATTAAATTTTGTATAACATTATCATGCGATTTATCGTGTTGTTCGTTACGAAAAACAAGTGAAAGCATTCTTATAATACCTTTAAAAAAGGTAATGTAGTCTTGATTTTTGTCACTAAACCCTCTATACTTGCGCAACTCTCCGTCACCATAATCTATAATTTTTGCCGAGTAAGGATTCGTCAAAGAAATAGGATCTATAAGAAAGACGGAGTCAGTAGTAAGGGTTTTATGTAGTATATTACCATCTATCATTTTTTTTATCCCGACTATAATATTTGTAATAAGACTAAATAAAACACTAGGTTCCGGTATTGTTTTGGAATCTTTTCGTATATTAAAAACATTTTTCAAGTAATACATTAGATTATGGTTGCCTGAAAAGGCGATATTAAAAACGAAGAATTCATTTATATCGTATGTCGGTTTCGTTAATGAACATTTTTGAAAATCATCGGGTACATGTTTATTTTCTAACTCATATGCATCTACTAATAAACTATGAAATAATCCCTTCGGATCTATGTCTTTCATTTTTTTAAGAATTTTAAACTCATGTCTATATTCGCTAAAGGCATTGTTTTTAAGAACTACTTTTGAAACGATATTTCCGTTATGTGTTAGAGAGAGTTTGGAAGTAAGTTCTGGACGAAATACGCAGCCAAAGTTGCCCTGCCCTATAAGCGAACCGCCCGATAATACCCTATTCCTACCCCTTCTTATAGTTTTATGAAATATTTTGTTACTTCTATTAGTCTTATATTTTCTATTTTTTTTTACTTTATATGTTTTTCTCATAAACGCGTGTAAGGTATCGTATATATATATTATAGTATTACTTTATTTTTTATCTATCATAATTTCTTTTCCAAGATTTTTTATTATTTTTCTTTCATAGTTATTGTAGTTTTCGATGGGTTCGCATATTGATCGCATCATTGTTAAATACTCTATTTGTTTTTTTTCGGTTTCTATCCAGTCCGGGTTATCTATTGCCCACTGCTGTAAAGCTGTTCGCTCTTTGTCTGCTATTTTTACAATCGTATTTTTTATCATCTCGTTACTGTCATCTTTCAGCCACTTGTCTTCATCTTTTATATACATGATATCGCGTTTTATATCCGTGCAATGAATAGGACGTTTGTAAATATCCAATTCTTTTAGTCCTTTTATTAAAACATCTGTTATACCACGCGATATACCATTTGTCTTTGAAAATAGTAAATCCTCCAATGTTATCTTTAACGAATCTATAAAATCTGATATGTTTAAAGCGTCCTTACATTGTTCGTTCAAGAATACATTCAGGTTAAAATTGTTATTCATCGTATTATTAGTTGTGTTATTTGTATTGTTAGTTATATTACCGATTTTAGGTATTATACTATTCAACTGCTCCTGTTGTCCTTTAATTATTTTCATCATTTCTTTATTATCATTTATCAATTCTATAAACATATGTTTAGTTATAACTATCTTATTGTCTGAGCATATATCATCTTCGGTCGTTTCATATTTTTCTTTATTATCTACCCCATCATGTAGCAAAGAATTCCCGGGTGTATTGACGACAATACACGTTCGCTTATGCCTTGCTAAACCCGGACGATACTTGTAATTACTACCACATATGCAGCTAAAAACTTGCTCCCCCTTATTAGGCGTTTTATTTGTACCATTGATTACCATTTTATGCTTCACAGTCACCAAGTGTCTTTCGTAGTCACTTTGCTTAGAGCATTTAAAGTCACAAACTTCGCACACAAAAAATGGCGTTTTTTTGGCGGTTTTTTGATTACCCATATCCGTTTATATATGGTACATATAAAAAACGCCTAAACCTTTTTCATATAATATATAAAAAAGTTGAAAAATTATGGTAACAAAAAAATCAACTTAAAAACCAGATTTAGAGCATTATGCTCTGAATGACGAATGCATCGCTTTTTTTAAATCTCTACCCCCGGTTTTGGAAAATGGACATTTATAAATGTCCAATTTTGAAAAGAGGCCTCCGAGAGTTGAAATTTCAATACATCATCACTCTTTCGGCGTCCGCCCTCCCAATCTTGCGAGGTTACCTTTATGCTTTAAAAATATAAAAAAATAGAATACAAACAAGAGCATTATCTAGCGGAGTGAATAATCGCTGGATTTTTATTAAAGATGGGGCAAAACATGGCGAACGTCTTTTTCGTAAAACAAGGATGGGTATGTTTGGGGGATGTTTTTAATATTTTCGGCGATAGGTTTGGGAGGTTTTTCGGATGATGGTCCGAAATGGGCGATGTTGTTTTATGGATGTATGGTACCTATAAAACAAGAGATGTTACAGATTCGTGAGAAATGCGGAAATTCAAAGACATTTAAATAATAAATCAAAACAGTTCTATGTTAACGATTATAGATGACTTCTCTGCAATATCATACATATGTTTCGTATTTATTAAGGGTATTCCGACACCGGATAGTACATATGTCTGATTACTTTTTATATTCAATGCTGCAGCATTTACCGTGAATTTTTTACTACCTATTTCAAATTCAATACACTGTTTTTCTAATAAGTCTACAATCTTCATGCGAATATCTATGTAAATATCATTGTTAGAATCTATGTATATATGAGAGGGTATTACGGGAATACAGCGAACAATTAGGTCAACGGATGTATTATCCGTATTTCCCAGCTTATAGTACAACTCCGTATGCCATAAAGGAACATAGAATATCTTGTCTTCATGTTCTAATACATATACGTTATTTTCGCCCATCATCTCGTCTAAAGATACGGAAATAACAACTAGATTATCAAGCGCCATTTTACTTCTCATGATTTTTTCAAACAACGCCAACTTTTCGACACTTATATGAAACGCTTTGTGATATGTCGTTATAATTTCGTATATGTTATATGCTGCTTCTTTGTCCAGATCCTCAAACATTTTGACGGATAACTCTTGACAATCCTCAACTATTATTTTTATTAATGTATTTATGGTTATCGACGTATTTTCCTGCGAGATAATCGTCATTTTTTGCAACAGCGACTGGATAAATGTGCGAAATATTGACATATAACTATCCGAGCCTCCGCACTCATCTCTACTTCCATTATTATCGCCTCTATTAAACATATGAGATGTTACAGGTTCGTGAGAAATGTCGAAATTCAATAAATATAAATATGCATCATTAACTTGCTTGAAAATTTCGCAAGATTCTTCACTATTTGCGTTTTTATCAGGATGATGCTTTAGAGCCAACAATCTATAGTTCTTTTTTAACTCTTCTAATGTATAATTATATTTTAGATTTAATAATTCACGGGCCTTCTGCGCTCTTTTTATATCCATTTACTATTGTTATTAGATTATACATGTAATTTTCTAAGTGGTAAATCGGTCTATAATTATTATTATAATATTGTAAAAATATATTCGTTTTTAACAAAATGTTCGACATATTAGCTTCACTTATTAAACTATCTCGTACTAATGCTGTCAAAATATACCATATACATTCATTTATATCTAATTCATATATTAGTATATCGTACAAAATATCGCGAAACGTTAAGAACTCTATTTTATCAGGATTCTTTATATTCTCTATTATAGCATTACAAATACATTCGTGAGGATTTGTTAGTGAACTTATATGTGTTATTACGTTTTTTATATTAGATATATTGGAAATATTCGCACGTTTTAATTGGTCATTTGTTTCCATTTTTTTAGAAAAACATTTATTATAGTTGGAAATCTTAGGACGAGGAACACTTATTATTTGAGCATTATTAATTATATTATCCGGTATAAAACTTATATTTTCGGTTATAATTATAAAAATTATTTTTATAGTATTTAATGACTGGGACTGCATATAACTATAAAATATGTCCAATAATTCACTGTGTATCTTATGAAAATATTTACATAGTATTATACCATGCATATTCGCTCTTGTCGATACAACATCGTTTATCTGGTTATATATATCATTCCACAATATTTTAGAATTACATCCTAGTAACGACATGTCTACTTCGAAATGAATATCGCTCATCTTTATTATACAGTTTTCCTTATTTGAATTTATAGTAAGACGTTTCTCATATTTTAATTCACTATTACTGTATCTTTTTATACACGATAAAGCTTGTGTATATTTTCCAATACCTTTAGGGCCATAAAAAATAAGATTTTTCAAATTTTCAACCTTTGATGGAAACCCTTCATATAACTTATTTAACTTGGGATGAAGAGAACACTTCTTGTTCGAAGAAGTATAATCATCAAAATGTGTTTCTAGAAATTTCATCATTCTGGCTTGTTACTATGATAAAAATTAATACTATTTTAATTTTAGATTTTAGATTTAAATTGTATTTCGATAAATATGTATTTCGATAAATATGTATTTCGATAAATATGTATTTCGATAAATATGTATTTCGATAAAATACAATACATAAGAATTACTTAAATATATAATGATAACTACAGTAGAGTAAATAGATATATACTTTAAAAAATTTAAAGCATTTCAAATGAAGCTTATTGATACAAACCCGGAAAATTTTAATAAAAATTACATATATTTTAACGAACCAATACAAAATACAATTATAAATGAAAGCCGCTTTATACGAATATTATACTCAACGCCAAATATTATATTCAACGGAATAAATATTTTATTAAAAATAAATATAGATGGTGTAGATAAGCAGTACAATAAAAATATTATATATTATAGTGTCGATAAAAACACCGAAACAATAAATAACATAAAAAATATAGAACACACTATTTTGAAAAAATATCCAACGGATAAAATACCGGCATATAATTTAGAAGGACAAGTGAATACAGGAGTATTAAAACTATTTTCTGATTCTAATGATAAGAAAAAAAACATAGATGTTATTCTAAAAATATCAGGATTATGGGAAGATAATACATCATATGGTATAACCTATAAATTTTTGTCTATTTTTTAAGATTTTTATAGATAAATTACAAATCACAAATCACAAATTATACATGACAAATGTATATATGTGTTAGTATACTTAAATATAATATGTAATAATCCATTATTTATTATATTTATTATATTTAAAATAATAAATGAAAAATTTATTAGTAACGGGGGGTTGTGGATTCATTGGTTCAAACTACATAAATTATATTTTTGAGAAATATAATGACTTTAATATCATAAACATAGATGCTATGTACTATTGTGCTTCCGAGAATAACATAGATTGTAATGTTAGAAATTCGAAACGATATACATTAATTAAGGGAAACTTATGTTCATATGATTTAGTATATCATGTTATTGTAAGCTATAAAATAGACTATGTTATACATTTTGCAGCACAAAGTCATGTACAAAATTCATTTGAAGATGCTCTTCAATATACAAAAGACAATGTATTCGGAACACACAATTTATTAGAAGCTGCTAGAAAATATGGTAAAGTTAAAAAGTTTATACACGTCTCCACAGATGAAGTATATGGAGAGTCAATGATAGAACATCACGAAACTAAAAAAACAGAAGAAAGTATATTATGTCCGACAAATCCTTATGCTGCGACAAAAGCAAGTGCAGAACTTATTGCACAATCTTATTACTACTCGTTTAATATGCCGATCATTATAACAAGAGGCAATAATGTATACGGACCGAACCAATATCCGGAAAAAATAATACCAAGATTTATAAAGCTTTTGAGTGAAAATAAAAAAGTGACAATTCAAGGTGATGGTTCTAATGTTCGCGCTTTTATTCATGTGTATGACGTAGTAAAAGCGTTTGACATAATTTTGGAGAAAGGGGTTATTGGGGAAATATATAATATTGGATCGGATGACAACGAAGAGTATACAGTAAAATATGTTGCAGAAATGTTGATTAATAAAATAAAAAAAACGGATAACCATGATGATTATATTGAGTATATTACAGACAGACCATTTAACGACAAACGATATTATATTAGTAATCAAAAAATCAAAAATTTAGGATGGGATATAACTGAAAATTTTGACGAAGGTATTAATAAATTAATCGAAACATACGAGAATAAATAATATAACTTGCGTAACATTAATTAAAAACAAAACTATATAATAAATAAAATAACATGAAAGTTTTATTATATGGTAAAAATGGATGGATAGGAGAAAAGATATACGACATTTTGATAAAAGGAGGACACGATGTCGTAGTAGGTGAAGTAAGAGCAGAAGACCATGTAGGACTCGAAGAAGAAATACGGCGCGTTAACCCTACAAATATAATTTCTGCAATCGGAAGAACACATGGAACAATAGATGGTGTAAATTATACTACGATAGACTACTTGGAACAAAAGGGTAAACTACGAGAAAATGTAAGAGATAACTTGTACTCTCCTACAATTCTTGCTATTATTTCTAATAAATATGGTATACATTATGCATATTTAGGGACAGGATGTATATTTACGTATGATGATGAACACCCGTACGAAGAAGAACTGAATGGTTTTACAGAATTTTCTAAACCTAATTTTTTTGGGTCATCGTATTCCGTTGTAAAGGGGTATACCGATATGATTATGAAAAAGTTTGAAAATGTATTGAATGTGCGTATCAGAATGCCGATTACGGATGAAATAAATTCGAGAAATTTTATAACAAAAATTACGAAATATAAAAAAATATGTTCAATACATAATTCGATGACAGTTCTTCCCGAGTTATTACCGATTATGGTTGACATGTGCGATAAAAACGTAACAGGAACGGTTAATTTGACGAATCCCGGATTAATATGTCATAACGAGATATTGGAAATGTATAAAGAAATAGTTGATAAAGATTTTAATTGGGATAATTTTAGCGTAGAAGAACAGAATATGATATTGGCTAGTGAGAGGTCGAATAATTTTCTAGACACGACAAGGCTTGAGTCTCTTTATAAAGTAAAAAATATAAGAGACTCTGTGAGAGATATTCTATATAAAATGAAAGAGAAGAATGAGAAGCGCGAGATTTGAGATAATTCGCAGGAATTATTAATAATTGATAATAGATAATAGATTATTAATAATTAAAGGCTTTTGTTAGATGTAAGCAGATGTAAGTAGAGTTTGCAAAACTTAAAAACATGTTGAAAAAAGACGCAGTATTACTTCCATAATACCAACTGTTAAAATATTAAGAATAAATAATACAACACTTAAATATAAAGTTCCAATAGAAGGTTTACTCAAAGTCCCCACTGTAGTACTAATGCAGTTTAAGTTTCCTTGTAAGTAGCTATATATAAGAACTAGTTGAAAGAATATGAGAATACCGGAGTAATTTGAAAATTTATAATATTCCGGGTCTACCTGATATGTATTTATCATCTTGGAAAATGAAATTGATTGGCGAATAATAACGAATAGTATAATAAAAAGAGCAAGTAATTGGAAGAAACTGGGATATAAACTAGAACAGGATGGTGTGTTTTTTACTTTAAAGTAGTAAGAAACAACGGCCAGTAGAAGACCGAATAGAGCAATACTTGTAAAAATATATCCAACTAGTGTTGCAAATGCTGGACCCTGATCATCTCCCATACTAAGAGATGTAAATACCATCTTAATAATAATTCCAACAAATGCTAAAAGAACACAAATATTAATCAAATAATAAATTGTCTTAAATCTATAATTAACTTTATCAATTGGTGAAAAATTTGCAATAGGGTTATTATTTTGCATTTTATAAATTATTTAAATAGAGTATACTATAAATTATATTATTATTTTTTTTACCGTAATTAACAATTATATACAATTATATACAATTATATACAATTATATACAAATAAAATCACACATAAAAATAAATTCTATATGTTATATTATATATAAAAATATATTTTACTATATAAATGAACGGGCAAAATAGAAATACATTTACAGAACATCCTTTAATAACACGAGAACAGACATACTGTTTGGATAGAAAATTAGTAACTATTCATTCTGAAGACCGAGATGTTTGCGCGTGGCCAAATTCTGCATTTTTCGAAATCACTCTTCCGCAACCATTGACGAATGTTCAGTCTATAAGGTTAATAGAGTCGAACTTTCCATCTATTAATGACGTATTTACAACAATAAAACAAAATACGAAGATGTCATTTAGTGTCACGATAGCGGGAACTACTCATTTGTTACAAATTACTATCGAACAAGGATTATACTCTCCGGTACAAATGGTGAATGAGCTTACAAATCGTATGAATAATGCAGTGTCAAGTTTAGTTACACCTGGTTATACTAACTTTGTAGTTATATATAATGAAGTAAATCAAAAAATATGGTTTGGTAATAAACAACACCAATTCACATTGTTATGCGACAAAATAGAAGAATATAGCGATCCTACGAATAGTTCGTACGTAAATTGTCAAGTTCTCCCCCCGAACGAAATAAATCAGTGTAAAAGTACAAAATGGGGACTTCCATATTTTTTAGGGTTTAATAAAGAACCATACATTGCTACACAAACGCCTTTATCAACGCCTCTTAATTATGAGTATAAAAATGCTACATTTGACCCATTTTATAACTGGCTACCTGGAGGTGGGTACTATGTAGTTGCTCCAAACGTTATAAACACTTTAGGAGAAAATGTTTTTTATTTGGATATGTTCGAGTATAACCAAATGGACGAGCTACAGCCTTACCCGATAAGAATAAATTCTACTAAAAATAATACGTACGGTGGTAAAGTTAATTCATCGTTTGCAAAAATACCGTTTTTAGGTGTACCTGTTTCTCAGTATTTTGATTCTAGAAATTCGCTTCTACAGAATTTTTCTCACTTTTATCCACCACTTGAAAGAGTTTCTAAATTAAAATTCAGGTTTAGATATCATAATGGGAATTTGGTTAGTTTCAGCAATAATGATTTTAGTTTTACATTGCAATTTGACTGTTTTCGCGACGAAATTGCTCGTGACCTGAAACTACGCGTTCCCGCACAATATCGCATGTAGATGCAAAAAATAAAGTATATATTTGAGGTATGGAGTAATAATTTTGTATTACTAAGAGTTTTACAAAATTATTTTTATTTGATAATTTTACATCTATATTTGTCCGTGTGCTTGTAAAAATGCTTGCGCTAATCCTTGTGCTTGTTTATGTAGTTGTCCTTGTTGCCTTGCAGTATTATCGTCAGAAACATTTTTTTTCTTCTTTGTCAAGTTACGGGGTTTTTTGGTAGAATTACTTATTGTTTTTTTGGAACGTTTCGATCTTTTTTTTTTACCGCCTATTTTCGGTGGTTCGCTAGGATCTTTGTCATCAGCCATACCATCTGCTTCTACACCAGGTGCCTGTTGTTGTTCACTTAAAGAATTAAGAACCGGAGCGGGGACTGGAGCGGGGACTGGAGCGGGGACTGGAGCGGGAACCGGTGGTTCACCTAAAGAATTAGGAACTGGAGCAGGTAACACCTCGTCGCTACTGGGAGAAAACATATCAGAACTACTACTGCTACTACTGTCGTTGGAACTAAAAGGAGTATTTGGTTGTTTATCATCAACAGGGGGGGCTTCAGAAAGACTTTCAAAAGATGATGAAGGCATTTCGGGTACTACTGTTGATGCTGCTGACATAGAGGATTCATTGGGCAACCCATTGGGCAACCCATCAGGTTGAGATATACTATCGTCGGAGTTAGCTTCTGCATCAATAGTTTCTGACACATTAGAGGGTTGTGGTGGAGCTGCGGGAGTTTTATTATCTCCAGATAAACCAGATAAACTTAATAAATTACTAAAAAAACTTTTATTCTCGACAGGTTTACTATTTTCATCAGATGTAGCACTTGCTTGTAACTCAGAACTTGATTTATTATATTGTTCTTTTAACTCGTTAAGTTTTTTTGCCTTTTCAGATAATTCTATAATACCGTTCGTTAACTCTTCACAAACTTTTGATATTTCAGCTTCTAGTCTTTCATTTTTTACTTTATCTCTTGTTGAATTTAAGAATCCAAGCAAACCCATATTATATATTATGGTATAAAATATTATTAAAAATATATAATAATATTCATATTTTAATATTTTAAATTATTTCAAAATAAGTTACAAATATTCATTATCTAATACTTATATTTTATAAGTTTTTTGTATCCATTCAACAATTATATCTACACAGCATGTTTTATAATCTTCGATAAATCCCTTAAGTTTTAAAAATGTAGGATTTTTCATTTCAGGTGTCTTATAAAATATGTAGTCTCCATACTTTCCATTTCTAATACTAATATCATCTGTTATTTTTCTAACCATTCCTTTTACTTGTAGTGTACTTGCGCCGCCACCACCGCCATCACCATTCATATTTTCTGTTGTTGATTGAATTTGGGAACTAGATGTTTCGATAATTTTAACAATCTCGTGATATGCGATAGTGCTCGGATTCTTATTTTTCGGAAATAATCCCGACAACGACTTCTTTTGTTCTCCCCATACAAAATATAATCCATATTTACCACGTTTTAATATAATTTCATTCCCGTCATACATACCAAGTTTTATACCACCCATGTCAATGTTACCCTTTTCATCTACTATATCTTCCAGACGATATTCACCTCTTTTTAATCTTGCTACATCTATATCTTTCCTAACATTTTTATATTCTATTTTTTTCTTACCTTCTTCGTCTTTTGTGGTATGTTTGATAACAGGACCTTTACTTCCTACCATATATACATGATTTTCGTCAATATTAATAGTATCTTTTTGTATATTTTTATCTTTTAATATAGCAGTAAGTTGTTTGATATTATCTAAACAAAACATACAAGTTTCGGTATATAACATATCTCCTTTTGCTACTTTATCTAAATCATCTTCCATTTTTTTAGTAAAGTTATATTCAAATAGAGAATCAAAATGCTGGACTATAAATTCCGTTACAATAGCACCCAATGGTTGTACTACTAGTTTATTTTTTTCATTACCAAATTCTCGTTCAGTCGGCATTTCAAGTAACTCATCGGGTAATAACTCAAAATCTGTACACTTGACTTTTTTGCCCAAAACATCACTCTTTTCTACGTATCCTCTTTTTTGTATTTTTTCTATAAGAGACGAAAATGTAGATGGGCGCCCAATACCTTTTTCTTCTAATATTTTTATAAGACCTGCTTCCGTGTAATGCGATTTCAATTCATTCATAGTAACTGTCGCTTTCATTTTATTATAAGGAATGATACAATTTTTCTTAATGTTTTGTAAATAATTGTAACTGGGATTTTCTTTTTCATAACCATCCACTGCTTTCCATCCAGGAAATTCCGTTAACTCTGTTGTATATTTATATTCACTATTTTTAGCAGCCGTCAAACAAGCCGTTATTGAAACGCCGGTTGCATGAGACATACAACTTTCAACTGCATTTGTCCATATTAATTTATATAGTTTTTGTTCGCGTACTGTAAAAGTATCCGGAATTTTAAGCGTAGATATATTTGTTGGACGAATTGCTTCGTGTGCTTCTTGTGCCTTCACACCTTTATCCGTAGACCCTTTGCTCATTTTAGCTTGTTTGCTCGTATTTGTGGTATCGCTACCACTACTTGAACCAAACCCTAGCGCAAGGTATTGTATATTGGGGTTTATGTACTTATCGCTCCATTTTTCAGAAATATATCTCTTTGTGTCTTCAATAAATTCGGGACTGTATGTTTTCGAGTCTGTTCGCATATACGTAATAAACGAACTTTCATATAATTTTTGACAAATCGACATAGTCTCTGAAGGAGAATAGTTATAATCACTACTCGCTTTCTGCTGTAATGCACTAGTAGTAAAAGGGGATGGCGGCGCTTTTGATGTCTTTTTAGATGGCGATAAAGTAAACACGTGATCATGGTTCACACTTTCCTCTAAAAATTCTTCCACGTCTTTAGGTGTATCGTATTGACGATTTAAATTAAAAGGTAAATTCAGTTTCGTAAAGTATCCTACCGTGTTGTATACCATTTTTCCAGGGGATGCATCAATATCTTTTTGGTTATCATATACTAATCGTAGCGCGGGTGTTTGACATCGACCGGCCGATAAACTATTTTTAACACTTGATGCAATGTGTGTCCAAAGCTGCGGCGAAATATGATATCCTACCAGTAAATCCAATATTTGTCTAGCAAACTGCGCATATACTAAATTCATGTTTAGTGTTCCTGGCGTACTTACTGCACGATCAATAGCTGTTTTCGTGATTTCGTGGAAGATAATCCGGGGAGTTGTCTCGACCGGTAACTTAAACATATCGCAAACATGCCATCCTATCGCTTCACCCTCGCGGTCATCGTCTGTAGCAATAATAACATTACCCATACAAAGTTCGATTTCACTTTTAATGCGGGAAATCTGTTTTGATTTTTCTTCCATGGGTGCAAACTTTAGCTTAAAATTATCCATATTAATAGATTTCAGGCCATCTAATGTACGGAAGTGTCCAAATGTTGCAATACATTTATATCCTGGCCCGAGGTATGATTCTATCTTGTTACATTTTGCAGGCGACTCTACGATAACCAAAGTTGTCGACGACGATGACGACGATGACGACGAAGCTGACGAATTTGTTTTTGCGCGTTTAGACATTATGTTGTGTGTTGTGTGTTGTATATTGTATATTGTATGAGTTATTAGTTATGTTATATGGTATAGAACTAAATGTTTATGTATTTATAATAATAATATTAATATTAATTATTTCAATTTTAAAATAGAATTAATATTAGAGGTCGTCGTGGTGATGGAGCGAAGTTATGCGAGCTTTGTACCTAAGGTGTAAGAGATGAAGCTGTGGACGAAGATGGTATGGTGGAAGTAGTAACAGGTGTAGGATTTTTAGCCTTGAATTCTGACCATGAAATCTTTTTTATAGAAGGCGGCTTTGAATGGTCTTTGTTTCCATTTCCACGCGAATGGTCATGAGCCTTATTAATATTATCCGCCTTTTTAATAGCACTATCGATATAAATACTTTTTAGTAACTTTCCTACCTCATATGAACCGGTATGTTGGTCTAGTTTACCATCCTCAATCTGTTTAAGAATGTGAATTAATTGAAAAAGAATATTTAAGTCGATTTCGTCTTTTTTTACTTTATTGAAAATATCGGTATAGTTATTAAATAAAAATGAACATCTTGATACACAAATATTATCAAACTGAACAGGATTACTTTTAGACAACCTTTGATACTCTTTCTTAATTTTAAGAAGTGTTACAATATCATCGCCAAGAGGTTTGCTATGTTTTAACTCGCGAATACTATTCGTATTATCGGTTACATCATTTGCGCGTATTAGTTTATCTAGTTGTAAACGTTCTTGAGGATTCATATTTGTCTACTTAACGATATATTATGTAATATATATATAT